GCATCATCAGCTTTTGTACTTATATTCTTTACCGCTTTGGTAGTTTTCTCGGCTGTCTTTGCCGCATTCTTTGTCGCATTAGCGGCTCTAGCGACATCATCAGCTTTTGTACTTAGTCCAAGAGCAGTTTTAAGTCCCAGCCAACCACTTACAATTCCTACTAAATATTTACCTCCAAATCTCATAAGAGAAGACAGGAAACCTCCACCTTTCTTCTTCTTTTTGTCAGGCTTCTTTCCCTTTCCTCCCATTAAGCGTTTAGCATTATTAATTTTACTGTCTCTTCGGTCTTCTAATGCCATTCTCGCTTCTTTAATTTCTCTTGCTTCCCTCCGTCTGTCAAAATCAAGTTCTTCTCTTTCAATTTCAAGAAGTTCTGCAAATTGATCAGACTGCACTGGCATTGGCTCACCATCCAGCATTGTCTCCATCGAAACGTCAGGAGAAGCACTAACATCTGGTGCAGAATCTACCCCTATATTTTCTCCTTCAATTGTGGGTGCACCATCGTCATTCTTTAGAATTGTTTCCAAGAAGGGGGGAGAATGTACTCCTAAACCTTCTATTAAAATTTTATTAGTATCTAAAGTTGTAATTGTTAATTCTTCTATCGCGGCTACAGACCTATCAATACCTCCGCCAATATCTGCCCCAGCACCAGGTCCTACATTTTCACCTGGAGTAATTGTGGGAGAAGCACCAGGCGCCTCATCTAAGAATCCTAAGGCAGCCTCTTGTTTAGCATTAAACTCTTTTTGTATTTTTGCTCGTTCCTCATCAAATTCTTTATTTTCTATTAATGCTAGAAGTCTTTCTCTCCCCATTTTCACATATTCATTATCTAATAATTCCCCGTCTTTGTCACGGGTCATTCGATCAGCAAGAGCGGCACGCCTCTGTTCGATATCTTTTTCACGATCTTCAATGTCTCTGGCGCTTAGATTTGCTCTATCTTCTGCCTCGGTATAGGCTGCCTGTTCAGCCCATTCTTCCGTTGACATTCCAGACACAAATCCGGCTCGTCTTTGCTTTCCCTCTAATTTTTTATCCTTTTTTACCTGTTTATCGAAGTCCTTGTTGTCCTTGTATGCCTGCTGTTCTTCAGTCAAATGTTTTCTCCAGCCGAAAGCTCTATCTTTTATAGCTTGCAACATACTACCATTATCACGTAACCAGTTACTATGCTCCTCTCTTTCATCCGCAAGAATCTTTCTTTGCTGAACGGCTTTCTCCTTTGCCGCTCTCTTCTTCATTTTCTTTTCAAGTCTTTTATCTCCTGAAGCGAAATCTTTGACTTTTCCGGCGGCACCACCTATCATACTTTTTGCGGCCATTAACTTCGCCAAGCCTTCTAACGATGATTGTGCAGCCATTTTAATTCATCCAAACAGGTTTATCAACCTCATCTTGAGGTTTGATTGAAAAACTCGTAGAACATCCACACGTTGAAACTGCTCTAGGGTTTTCAAAACGAGGACCAGGAGCAGACAAGTCTTGTGACCAATCTATCTCTAATCCATCTACTACTATATGACTTTTGCGGTCTATCACTATGGGTAGACCTTTTGATTCAAACACTAAATCTTTCTTAGCTGATTCTCCAAATGTTAAAGTATACTCATAACCAGCACATCCACCACCTTTAACGGCTACTCGGAGTGGAACATCTTCAGACAATTCTTCATCCTCTCGTATTCTCTTAAAGTTTTTTGCGGCTATATCAGTTAAACTAATCATTTTTTCTTTTCTTCAGCGCCTTGTTGTGCGTTTTTCTTCAGAGCCTTTCTGGTCATTGCTAACATCGGCATACTATTTGACATTGGATCTACTGCGGCTCGTGTTGCTATATCATTATAAATTTGTTTGTGCTTAAAAGAGATAGGTTGTCCTTTATTCATTTTTTTGAGAATAGCTTTAAATACACTAATCTCTTTTAGCGGAATTAGTTTCGTCTGTTTTAATAACAATATTATTTTAGGAACATTTATCATATCGCTATTTTCTATTTTTAGTCTGTTCGTGTCTTTCTTTTTCTTCTCTAAGCCAATCTGATAAAAGCGAAACGTAAATCTCCCTTTCATACGGTAGCATATTCTCTAGGTCTGCCAGGCTGTAATTGTGGTGTTGCATAAGCTGGAAGTTAGTCTTGTAATGATTGACCAACGTATCGTGACTTATGCAAAGCCGAAAAAATCTTCCAGCCCCTCCAATACGACTGGTTCTTTATGACCACATTTTGAACACTTATAGTCAACCTCGTGTCTTAATCGTGGTTGATTAGCAAAAAATTCTTTGATATTATCAAAAACATCTTCTGTCATAGCCTCCACAAATGTGGACATCTCAGCCTTTGATGTTTCTTTACCTTTATAAACATTCTCATCATCAAATACATAATCTATTGAATCAACGATAATTTTAAACATCTTTTCGATATTGTCAGTCTCACCATCGTGAACTTTCATTTCTTCAGTAGACAAAAACTTTAATTGGATTCCAACATCATCCTTTACCATTATCTTTGAGTAATCTTTTTCAGGAAAATCAATTTTAATTTCATCAATCTTAATTGAATATTTGTCTACGTGTCCACAAGGCTTTCCGTCTGTTCCTGGTTGATTACAAGTAAAAGATGGTTCAATCACTTCTCCTCTACTTTTTGCTCTAATATTTAAGAATAAATAATCAATATCAAATGCAGGTAATTTAGCTCCGTCTATCTTTCCATCAGTACAGTTTGTGATAATTCTTAAAATCACATCTCTTACTGCATTTTGAAACTCATCTCCCTTTAAGGTTTTTGCTCCTTCCATCGCTGTTAAAAGAATCTTTTCTTCTTTCACCAGAAATGGTCTGTAGGTCACAGTTTGTTTCTTGTCCGATGGCAGTTTTAAACTATATATCGGTGTTTCTAACTTTGGTAATGGCATAATATTATCTCCTATTAACAATTATATTATCAATGCGGGGAATAAACGGCTATTCCCCTTATTATTGTACTGCATCCGCTTCAAGAGGTTCCGGCTTTTCTTTCTTTTTTGCTGGTTCCGGAACCGAGCCCTGAGCAAGCTGATTTGAATCTGCCCACCATCCATTTTCAGGATCAGTATGATTCCAATCTCTATATACCCAAGTCACAGTAAATGTTGCTATCTCTCCTTCACTACCCCAAATATATTCTATTGGTCCAACACTTGATGGATATGCTTCTATTAAAACGACATTCGCAATAGCACCACCTTGTCTATCGAGAGGAATAATTCTAACCTCACCTACATAATCGAGATAATAACTTAAGGTATATACTTGTCTATGAGTAGGTTTAGGACTTTTTGCAGATACTCCAGTACCGTGTTTAACTTGTCCCATAACAGCAGATATCCAACCATCAAAAAATCTATGTTCTGCATAATCTTCTCCACACATAAATGTCATAGTCGTTGTGTCCACTATTAAATCATTAGCAACTTTAAAGATAGGACCAAATCTCTTGGCATCCACTGTACCTAAAGTTTTACTAGGTATTGATACTTGTTTTGCTTTATATGAAAGAAATTTACTACCTCCCCTTTCCTCGTCTGCTCCGGTGTAGAATTTTCCTAAGTATTCGCCGCTGCCGGAGGCTCCCATACCCTTGTGTCCTCGAGGCATATAGATTTCTATAGAATATAAATTATTTCTAGCAAAATCTGTACCTATTATATCGTTAAAATCTGATATTTGCATTATTTACTCCAAACTGATTTTGAACTAGCACCGACAAATTTTTGATATGGTAAAAATATAACATTCTCCCACTCATTTGGTGGTGCTTCCAATAGACTTGTTCTTACGTGACCATATAAGTATTTATGTATCATTTTGTCGGCGTGCTTAATATTTCGTACTGCATCCCAAGAGACATTGAATCTTGCTTTATCTGTCATATCTTCTACCTCTCCCTTTTGAGTAGCGAATTTCAATATTTTTGAAAAGAATTTCATCCGCTCTATAGGAGATATATAATGAAAGTTGAGTCCTAAAAAGCCATCCTTATACGCATCAAGTGCAACAATAAGAGGAAATTTATCCCAGTAAGGAAGGATTGCTTTAAATTTGGCGTCATATCCAAACGTGTATATTTTTCCGGGTGCCAGTTTTCCCTTTCTTTTGAATCCTTTTGCAGATTCACCGACTTTCTTCTTAAACCACGCTATCGATTTCTTCTTCTGTTTCGCTTTTGAAATCTTCTTAGTACCTTCTGTGAGATGGACTAATTTCTTTGCAACTTTTACAGCCATATTACTTCACCAAATGATCCTCTGTTAGTATTTTAAATTGCCACTTTCTGTCATCGCAAAATTCTCTAGCCATTTCAAACTTCGCTTCATTTACTTTCCACGTCTTCAATGCTTTTAAATAACGATATTTAGACTTGGGGGTCTTCCCCATCTTGGGCGGTCCGACTTGTGTTTTTGGCTTAACTTCTATTATCATATGATTAATCTTTCCCCCTTCACCTAATACTTCAATCCAGAAATCAGGAAAGTATCTATGAACTTTTCCGTCGACTGGACTTACGTATGGGATAACAAGTTCTTCACTATTCCACTTCACTACATTAGGATTAGTGTCAGCATATACCATAAAACGTCTTTCCCAAGATGATCGATACACAACATTGTCTACTGCTCCTACGTATTTTGAACGATTTTTTACTTTATATTTTCCCTTATAAGCCATCTTCAACTATTTATATAAATAGTTCAAAGGACTTATTATCACAAAAAGAAGGACATATGGCAGTAAAAAAAGGACGAAGCGGTCCAAACATTGGTTCTCACGGAACAGCAATAGCAGTATCGGATGTCAGTAGCAGTTTAGATTCTTCAGGACATCCTGCTTACACGTTTAAACCCAATCCATCGGATACTACTGGGAACAGTTCCCCTGGCGCCAAAATATTTAAATTTCCTTTAGATGATGTATCCGCAGGGAATTTTTGGACAAGATTAATAATCAATACTTGGGTTCCTACGACTCGTGAACAAACAGGTATAAAAGGACAAGGCAGTGGTCTGGATAAAGACTCCATTGCCAATATTTGGCTACCTATGCCTTTAACTCTATCTACTACCTATGCTCAGAATTATTCAGATGCAGAAAATATGCTTGTAACGGAAGGAACTGCTGATGTTAATGCCGGCGGCGGAAGTGCGGAAGATTCAGCTTCGTCTCTAGGAGCAGGCATAATCAAACAAATGGTAAATGAAGTGCAAAGTGGTCTGAACGATTTGACCAGCGTAAATAGTTCTGGTAAAATGTCAAAGGGTTCAATACAAAATAATAAGATGGGATTAGTGTATGATGGTGCATCATTAAGGTCACACACTTTAGGTTGGAGAATGATTCCTAAAGATAGAGAAGAACAAAAAGCGATAGAAACAGTTTGTTTTGCTTTTAAAAAATTCTCATCTCCTATAGTTAAAGGACCTCTTGGCGGTGATGTAACTGTTCTTAATTCTGCTAAAGCCCATCAACTCGCTCTGGATGCCATAGAGAAGGCGGGGGAAGGCGGAGAAGTAGCAAGTGCTACATCCCTCCTTGAAGACATTGAGGATTCTATGGCAAGTATAGGACGCCTAGGTATACCTGTAACAGTCAATGTAGAATTCTGGTTTGGAGCGAAACGCAATCTACATTTATTTCAAATAAAAGATTCTTTTATCCAATCAGTAGAGGTTAATTACACGCCAACCGGAACGTGGAATGCTTATGAAGATGGAGCTCCAATTGAAACTCAATTAAATATAACTCTTAAAGAAAATGCAATCGTTACTGCGGCTGATATTCAACAAGTAGGAGGATTCTAGTGGCTAAATATACAAAAATACTTCCTCAACTGACTTATAATGGAGTAAGTATAGCTGATATCACACACAGATTGGATATGCTCAAAACTGTCGAAAAATATGCGACAATGTATTATTCAGTAACAATAGCCGAGGACGCTACACCCGAAAAGGTAGCAGAACAATACTATGGAAGCCAAGACTACTGGTGGATTGTATGTGCAATAAACAAAATAATTGATCCTTTTTATGATTGGGTGCAAAGAGAACCGGAAGTCTATGCTTATGTGAACAAAATTTATGACGACCAAGATGAAATTCATCATTGGGAAGATGCTGAGTTTATTCAATATCCGACAAACAGTATAGAAGAGGACAGAGTACCTATTACTAATTTAGAATGGGAACTACATTTAAACGATAAAAAAAGACAAATTATGTTGCTCAAGTCAAGCCACGTTTCAAAGATAGCAGACGAATTTACGAAATGGATGAAAAATACTAAACAACAAGTTCAGGAATAAGACAACAGAGTATGGCTGAAGAACTTCCTCCCAGTTTTGAGACATTAGATCCTCACACGATTTCTGAATGGAATTGTGAGTTCACTAACTACAAAGGTGATAGCGCGGAACTGAGTGGTATTATCAAGCAAATGAGTATCTATGAGTCGATATACAATAATTGTATGTTCGGTAATATAATGATTGAAGATGGAACTGGTATGGTCGAAGCTAATGGTATTGTCGGCTCTGGTCTAGAAGAATTTCATTTTGAGATACTTACTCCGAATACGGCTTCGGAGAAAAGTTCCAATCTCGAAAAGGAATTCAAAATTGACTCTATAAGCGGTGGAGTAAAGAATCCAAAATTTACCCAATATACTATAGGAATAACATCTCCTTATCTCTTTGTTAATAACTCAAAACTAATAAGTCGTTCATTTTTGAAAATGACGGCATCAGAGATAGCAGAATATGTAGGTGTAAATATTATGGAGTTTGGATCATTCGTATGGACAGACTTTACGGTATCTCCTTCCCTTCACGAAAAGAATATGGTGGTACCGAATTGGAATCCTTTCCAGTTGTTGAATTTTCTTGCTAGAAACTCCGTATCTGCTGAAGGAGAATCCAATTACCTGTTCTTCGAGAACAATGATGGGTTTAAATTCGTCACGGTAGACGAATTAAA